GGTTGAGCAAAGCCCAGCGTGCCAAGACGGCTCGGAAGAAAAAGGCTCAGGGTAAGCGCAAGCAGTTTGTCTCTAATACTAAAGCAGCCCGTGTCACCAGTCGTAGGTAAGGTCTTGAAGTTTATGTCGCGTCGTATCCCGAGGTGGGTTGCCAAGGTGGTTATCAACCGCGCGGTTCGTAGATTTAGGAAGAAGCATGGCAAGTAAGAAAGACATGCCCTGTAACAAACCTCGTCGCAGTACGAGCAAGGGCAAGAAGATGATGGTCAAGGCATGTTCTGGCGGCAAGGAGAAGATTATTCATTTCGGAGCAAAGGGATATGGTCACAACTATAGTCCGGCTGCGCGAAAGAGTTTCAAGGCGCGGCACAAGTGTGACACCGCCAACGATAAGCTCACGGCACGATACTGGTCTTGCAAGAAGCTATGGGCTGGCAAGGGTGGAAGTACTAAGAGCAGTCCCAAAGGAAGAAGGGGAAAGTATTAACTTAGGGGCTATGAAACAGGGATATAACTCTCGCCTCGATGAATCTCTTGGGGCCCGTCACGGAAAAAAGTCTCAGTCTATGAAGGCTCGTCGCGATGAATCTAAAGGCGCTAGTAAAGCTGCCGGAAAGAATGCTTATGCTGGCGACCACTCTATGGAGGAGACTCGTCGTGTCAACAACGTCAAGGCTCACCTTTCAAACTGCATTCGCAAGTGAAGGGACTGGGCGACGCGGTAGAAAAGGTAACTAAGGCTACCGGAGTTAAGTACGTCGTAGACAGGGTGTCTAAGGCTACGGGCAAGGACTGCGGTTGCGGTCGTCGCAAAGACAGTCTAAACCGTCAATTCCCATTTGGTAAGTAATGGCATATCAGAAACTACAAGTCGAGCGTGCGCTGAAGGTTATTCCTAGCGACACCATCAATATCCCCAATGTAGCTGGCGCAAGCACTAGCGGCGTTACCGACGGTGCTGTACCAAATAAGTTGGTAGACAGCGGCGCTACGTTCAGCACGAACTTAGTGGGATATATCGTGTACAACACTACAGATAGCACTGTAGCCCGCGTTACGGCTGTCGACAGCGGCACTGTTCTTACTCTCAGTGCGAATATTATGACCAGCGGAGATAACTACGTCGTTTACGAAGACAACAACAACGGTTGCGTTTTGCAGAGCGGCGCAGCGGGCACCATCCGTGTTTTGACGGCTGGCGGCGACGACGTCACGTTTAGTGTTGTTGCTGGTGCTTTTATTCCTGTTCAAGTGGTGAAGGTCTTTACTTCTGGCACTATGAACAGCCCTAACATCATAGCTCTTTGGTGACATGCCTATCGACATAGGCATAAGCAATAGCATCAAAGGCAGCGACGGCACCGGAACTGGTGCTGGCGGTAGCGGCGGCTCCATTCCGGGGCCTCCACTCAATTTCTTGCTTCAGCAAGACTCATTCAAGATAGTTTTACAGGACGGCACAGGCTTTCTCCTAATCCAATAAGATGGCAGATAAGAAGATAACTGACTTAACGGCGCTAACTACCCCAGCGAATAACGACGTTCTGGCCATCGTCGACGTCGCGGCTAACATTACCAAAAAGGTAGCCGTTTCCGACCTCGTTAGTGGCTCGGTTACCGGCGTTACTGCTACAGCACCTATCACTTCTACGGGGGGCAATACTCCTGACATCGGTATTTCTGCGGCCACTACTAGTGCTGCGGGCTCTATGAGCGCTGCCGACAAGACCAAGTTGGACGGTATCGCTGCTGGGGCTGAGGTAGGTACGGTTACTAGCGTTACTGCTGGCACGGGCTTGAGCGGGGGCACCATTACTGGTTCTGGCACCATTGCTTTGAACGCTTCGGTCAACGACCTCACCGACGTTTCTGTGTCCGGCGTTACTGACGGCGAGCTCCTTATCGGAAAGACGGACGGCACTTTCACCAACGCTACGCTTACGGCTGGCTCCGGCATCACACTTGTTGAGGGCGACGGCTCCATAGAGATTACGGCTAATACTGGCGGTGGCGGTACGGTTACGTCTGTAGGCTTGAGCAACGGTGGCGGCATTACTATCGGTGGCACCAACCCAATCACGGGTGCTGGCACTATGTCTGTCGGCATTAGCAACCTTGGCGTTACTGAGGCTCGCCTCGCGGCCAATGCTGTCACTACGGCTAAGATTGCTGACGACGCGGTTGCTACGGCTAAAATTGCCGACGATGCTGTTACTACGGCTAAAATTAACGACTTGGCCGTTACTACGGCTAAGATTAACGACTTAGCCGTTACTACGGCTAAGTTGGCTACTACGGGGGTAGGCGCTGGAAGCTATACCAACGCTGACATTACTGTCGACGCATCGGGTCGTATTACGGCTGCTGCCAACGGTTCTGCTTCTGGCATCGCTGCTGTCGTCGATGATACGACTCCTCAATTGGGTGGCAACCTTGACGTTCAATCTTTTGAGATAGACACGTCTACTACTAACGGCAACATTAAGCTTACTGCTAACGGCACTGGCTTTGTAGAGGTTAAAGGAAACACCAATCCGGGAGCGATTCGGTTAAACTGCGAAAGCAACTCGCATGGCGTAACGCTCAAAAGCCCTGCTCACACTGCTAATGCTACCTATACGCTTACGCTACCTGAGGCTGACGGCACTACCAACCAGCCTTTGGTTACTAATGGCAGCGGTCAGCTTTCTTTTTCTGACACCATCAAGGGCTCTGTTCAGGGCCCTGTGGTAGGTGCTCAAATTACTTTCGAGGCCTCGAGCGCCAACATTACTGCTGCTGGCAATGCCGAGGGTACTGTTGTTAAGTTCGGTAGCCCCACCAATCTTTCTCCCGGTAAGGTGTACACTTTCTCTAGCGGCTCTTGGGTCGCTGTCGACGCCAGCGTGGGCGGAGAAGCTACCACCAAGGGTTTGGTAGCTATGGCTTTAGGTGCCAACCCTGCGGTCAATGGCATGCTTATTCAGGGCATCGGCGTTTTGGACCACAACCCGGGTTCTGCTGGCGACATTTTGTATGTTGGTACGGGTACGGCTGGCGAGCTTACGGCCACTCAGCCTAGCACCGCCGACGAATATTCTCGCGTTATAGCTCACCAGATAGGTGTTGAGGGCAGTCTTGCCAAGGTGCTCTTCACGCCATCACAAGACTGGATTAAGATTGCCTGATATAAGCGAAGTTAACGGCACTGCCATTTCTAATCTGGCGGAGGTAGACGGGCTAACAGTTTCTGGTGGCGGTGCGTTCCTTCTGGACCAGAGCTACGCGAGCGGGGCTGAGGCTGCATATTCCGTGCGACAGCTTCGTACGGGCGAAACTATTTCCATGCGCGTCCGCAGGGATACGGGGGGAGGCGCGGGAGACGACGACGAGGCGGATGTAGCTTTCGATACTTTCCTCTCTACTCCGACCATCTCCTTGAACTCAGCTATTTCCAACGCATCCTCTGGAGTTACGGCGACAACGTTGGGCCAGTTCATCAATGTGGGTACGGTCAATGGCACGACGTACACCAACCCCGACTCCTTGACGGTGACGGCTTCGTGTTTCGTGGATGAGTGGAAAGACCAAAGTGGCAACGGAAACGACGCAGAGCAAAACACGGCAGGCAGCCAACCGCAAATTCACAGCGGTACGGTCAATACGGATTTGATTACTAATGGCGGAAAGCCGGCGCTTCAAGGGGGGCGATATGAAGCCGTTAGCGGAATAACCTTGTCCTCCGATTGGTCAAGCTTTGAGGTATACAATTCAAATGGCGACCAGACTTTCTGCACATACGGTGGTGGTCCATCCTCTGCATACGCTCCAATTTCCATTAATAATTTATCTGCTGCTGGTTACAGGGATTTTGGCGTGCCTAGTTTTTACAAAAATGGGTCAAGTATTACCATTTCCACTATGGATGACGCGCATACAGAACTTGCTATAAATAGCACTCTATTACTTAGTATAGTTGAGGCTGGTACAAGTACTTGGGGAAATTTCTATATAAACTCTTTTAATAACGGTTCATTCACGTTTGGTGGCCTTATGCAAGAGCAAATATTTTTTGGGGTAGACAACATCAGCAACCGCAGCGACATAGAGACCAATATCAACAACTACTTCAGCATCTACTAATGGCTAGTATTGCAGAAATAAACGGTTTAACCATCCCAGCTTCTGGCGGTGCGTTCCTTCTGGACCAGAGCTACGCGAGCGGCGCTGCGGCTGCATATTCGGTACGTCGACTTAGTTCTTCTACCGGCGCCCTTATTCGTGTTCGCCGCGTTACCGGGGTAGGCAATACTGGTAACGACGACGAGGCGGACTTTAGGTACGACAGTAACAATGAGCTGAGCCTTAACAGTCCCATTAGCAATGCCGATACTGGAGTTAACTCCACTACTTTGGGTTCGTTCCTAAACGTGGGTACGGTTAACGGCGTTACATATCCTGATACGGACAGCTTGAGTAACACGGCTGAAGGTTACTGCGATTCTTGGTACGACCAGAGTGGCAATAGTAACGACGCTACGCAGAGCACTCCGGGCAACCAACCGCAGATTCACGACGGTACGGTCAATACGGATTTGATTACTGAAAACGGCAAGCCTGCGCTTGACTTTGATGGCTCGGCACAATTTCCGCTTTCCCTGTCCGGGCTGAACATCAACAATTTAAGCGCCGTCACCGTGTGCCAATCTAATGCTACGAGCGGTAGCAAAATGCAGTTTACCCTGAATACAGGGGGGAATCACAGATACTGGCATTATATGTATAATGGCGATGATACAATGCAGTATGGAGGTCCTGGGGCGTCGTGGCGCGTTAATCACGGCGCAATGGATACTAATCAGCGACTGCGCACCTTTATTGCTGGTTCTACCTCCACTGTAGCGCGTTCATTTTTAAACGGAACCCAAGGAAGCACAACGCCTGCTTTGGTAAATGCTACTTTGACGGCAAGCCAACAAGTTCTGGGAAACTATCACACATCGAACCTTCGATGGAATGGAACCATGCAGGAGTTTATTGTGTGGGGCGCTGACCAATTCAACAACCGCAGCGACATAGAAAACAACATGAACTCGCATTTTCAGATTTACTAATCCATGAGCACTGTATACATACCTATCGAGCCGGAATTGAGCTTGACCAGCGCGGAGCGGGCGGAAGCTATAGACGCACAAATTTGGTGCCTGCGTCGACCTCTCTCTCTGCAATCCTCGCAGGATTTAACAAAATACTACTTCCCCCGCATCACCCACCCCGACACGGGACAGGTGGCCATCGTAGGGGACACGGCGGAGGAGATTTACATGAACCCAGCCTTGGTTTTGGACGAGCTTGTTGCGCTTCTTCCCGGCGTGCCTGCTGCCGAGATGGATTCTTTGATTGCTTTGGTGGAGTCCAACAAGGGCGGCTCCGTTCTTTTCGAGCAGCTTATCCCATCCACTTGTGTACAGCTTACTGAAGAGGAAGCCAAGGAGCTGGGTTGGTTGCCAGAGTTGCCAGAGGAATAATGTCGCTTAGGTATATTTACCATAGTAAAAGACACCAGCAATATTGGATTTACTGGCAGGAACCTGAGTGGCAGGATAAAGCATCATGGACAACACCATTACCCTATTCGAAATCCTCACTCTCGCGGGGGCCCTCGTTGGGGTATACTTCAAGCTCCAAACCGAAATCGGAAAGCTGAAGGCCCGCATCGCGATGCTAGAGAAACAGGAGTTACAGGTTATGGGTATGCTGGAGAAGCTTGTTGTTTCCGTCGATGAGCTCAAGCTTTTGCTGGCACAGAAAGGCATCAAGTGAAGTATTTCAAATACGAAGAGTTCGATAGCCCGGACCAGCCGGGGTCTGGCCACGAGATGCAAGACATCTTTTTGGAAAAGCTCGACTTGGCTCGCGAGCTCAGCGGGGTTCCCTATGTCATTAACTCGGGCTTTCGTACGGCAGAGCACAACTCCGAGGTGGGCGGGGTACTTAACTCTTCCCATCTTACGGGTTGGGCAGCCGACATCAGGACGGACAGTTCCAATCGTAGGTTTCTTGTTGTCAAGGGTTTAATCGAGGCGGGATTCAATCGCATCGGCATTGGCCAAAGCTTTGTTCACGTGGACTGTGACCCAAGCAAATCTGGCAACGTAGCGTGGTTGTATTGAATTCCGTACCTTGGTTCTATGATTGACTTCATTATTGATTTCTGGGCTGAGCTTTTGCTCGCCACTCTGGCTTTCGCGAAAGTTGTTGTTAACCTGACTCCTACGCAGCAGGACAACCTTGTCTTTTCGTACATCGATATGCTCATCACCTCAATTACTGGCGACCGCCGGAAGTGAATGGCTAAGATTGGTAACGCGGCAAGCTATCCGCTCAAAAGCACTCCGGTAGGGGCGGATACAGTTATTGGCACCGATTCTGCGAACAACAGTGCTACCAAGCAGTTTCCTCTGTCTGGTATTGCAAGCTTGGTCGAGGCTAATTACACGCAGTTGGCTACGGAAAGCGTTACGTTCGTAAAGATGAACAACCTTGGTGCTAGTTCCAGCACCCTTATAGTTGCTCCCGGAGCAGGCAACTACATTCAGGTGGTGTCGGCTACGTTTAAGCTTGACTTCAACACTACGGCATATAGCTTTAGCACCGACTTGACGTTGGGTACGACTACGGCTGACCAGTTTACTCTTCCCTTTGGTGCAGTAAACTCTTCTTCCGATGCTGCGGCAGCATTCCTTCCTGCTACTGGTGCTACCGCAGGCGTGTTGGGTGCAAATCAACCTTTGATTTTGGGCACAGCAAGCAACCCTAGCCCAACAACAGGAGATTCTCCTGTGACTATTGAGATACTCTACCGTATTATTACGGTGTGAGAGACATCCGCAAGATTTGTGTGGGTCCGAATTACAAGGACTCGATGTGTTACGTGGTGGGACAAGCCGTTCTTGGCGGGTCTCACCATGTGCATTTAATTAAATACAGCGAAGGCAGCTTTCTCATATACATTGAGCAAGAGGATACCGTAATACTCTGGAAAGAGTTTACGGCGCCCATGCCAATTTCAATAGAATACAACATCAACTTTTGAGGGCAGTAGAGCAATTCATCGTAAAGGGAGAGAGATACGCCAACACCAAAGGAGACCTTATCGTAAGTAGCAACGAAGAGGACCATCGGTTTTCGAACCGAGAGGGTGAGGTGGTAGCGCTCCCAGTGGGGTATACGGGCCCAATACAAGTTGGCGATACGCTGCTTGTACACCACAACGTATTCAAGCATTACAACGACATGAAGGGGCGCCGACAGAGCGGGCGCAGCTTCCTTCGTGACGACCTGTTCCTAGTAGACTTCGACCAGTTCTATATGTGGCGTCGGGATGGCGATTGGAACTCTCACGACAGGTTTTGTTTTGTTAGCCCTATACCTCCTCAGGAGTCTACCATATTCAAGCCTTTGACAGAAGAGCCTTTGATGGGGATAATGAGTTACCCAAATGATTATCTTATGGCCCAAGGAATTAAGTCTGGTGACACGGTAACCTTCAAGCCCGATAGCGAGTACGAGTTCAATGTAGGGGGTAAAAAGATGTACCGAATGTTTGACCACCAAATCACATGCAAGATTCAAGGAAGCTAAAGGAACGCATCATCGCCGCAGGTAGGATAGCCGTAGAGCAACTCATTAAGGTTGCTCAGGAGGACATCCTCAAGCCGGGCGAAGATGACGACTTGGCTGCCGATAGGCTCAAGAACGCCGCTGCTACTAAGAAGCTGGCTATTATGGACGCCTTTGAAATTCTTAATCGCATAGACTCCGAAGAGGAGGAGTTGGAGTTGGGGTCCACCAAGACGGAAACGAAGGTGGGTTTTGCAGAACGACGCTCCAGATAAACTGTACTCCATCCGTTATGACCATGTGTCTAAGGGGGTAGTGTCAAATAAGAACCGCGCTAAGACGTGGCAATACGGGTACAGCGAGAAATACGACATGGTCGTAATCTCTAAGACCGGACAGATTGGTGACATAATAGACATCAACGGTCTTGTCATCGCCCTTCCTCTGGCTCCAAAAAAACTTAGCGAAGGCAACAAGTGGGTTCGTGAGCCGCTACCCAAAGCTCTGTCTAAAATCTCCAGCATCTTCCAGTGGAACGACATGCACAAGCTTTTCAAGGCAGAGTGGGTGGACTATATCGAAGAGGAGTTCGACCGTCGCGAGCAAGGCTATTGGTTTTATAATGACGGTACCCCGACGTATATCACTGGTGCTCACTACATGTACTTGCAGTGGACTAGCATCGACGTCGGGTATCCTGACTTTCGCGAGGCCAACAGGATATTTTTTATCTTCTGGGAGGCGTGCAAGGCAGACCCACGCAGCTTTGGTATGACGTACCTAAAGATTCGTCGCTCCGGGTTTTCGTTTATGGGGTCTTCCGAGTGCGTCAACACAGGAACACTAGCCAAGGATTCACGAGTTGGGATACTTTCAAAGACAGGTGGCGACGCCAAGAAGATGTTCACCGATAAGGTGGTACCCATCGCCAACCGCCTTCCATTCTTCTTCAAACCGATACAGGACGGCATGGATAAGCCGAAAACGGAACTGGCGTTTCGTATACCTGCTTCGAAGATTACAAAGAAGAATATGTACGATGTGGAGGACGAAGAGATTTTCGGACTGGACACCACCATCGACTGGAAAAACACCGACGACAACTCTTACGACGGAGAAAAGCTTTTGCTCCTAGTCCATGACGAGAGCGGGAAGTGGGTCAAACCCAACAACATCCTCAACAACTGGCGTGTTACTAAGACGTGTCTACGCTTGGGTAGCCGAATTATCGGCAAGTGCCTTATGGGCTCTACGTCGAACGCCCTCGCCAAGGGAGGCTCAAATTTTAAGAAGCTATACGAGGATTCGGACCCGCGTGTGCGCAACGCCAACGGACAAACCAAGAGCGGTATGTACTCCCTCTTCATCCCGATGGAGTACAACATGGAGGGCTTCATCGATGAGTTCGGGCACCCCGTATTCCGTGCGCAAGAAAAATCTGTGAAGGGTGTCGACGGGGAGATGATTCGTTCTGGCGCCATCGACTACTGGGAGGCGGAGGTCGAAAGCATGAAGAACGACCCCGATGCGCTCAATGAGTTTTACCGTCAATTTCCTCGTACTGAGTCCCATGCTTTCCGAGATGAGAGTAAGCAGAGTTTATTTAATCTGACCAAGATTTACCAGCAGATTGATTACGCAGACAGCCTTGTCAAAGAGCACTACCTCACGCGGGGTTCTTTCCAGTGGGAGAACGGCATTCGCGACAGTAAAGTTATTTTTAGCCCGGACAAACGCGGTCGCTTTAACGTGTCTTGGACACCTGCTAAGGGCATGCAAAACCGGTGGCTTGACAAGAGGGGCGTCAAATACCCCGGCAATGAGCATATTGGTTCCTTTGGATGTGACTCCTACGACATTAGTGGTACTGTGGGTGGTGGTGGTTCTAACGGTGCTCTTCACGGAATGACCAAGTTCCACATGGACGACGCCCCTACTAACGAGTTTTTTTTGGAGTATGTGGCTCGCCCGCAGACGGCAGAGATTTTCTTTGAGGAGGTCCTTATGGCTTGCGTTTTCTATGGTATGCCCATCCTTATCGAGAACAACAAGCCTCGTCTATTGTACCACTTCAAGAACCGTGGGTATAGAGGGTTCTGTATGAACAGGCCGGACAAACACTTCAATAAGCTCAGCAAAACGGAGCGTGAGCTGGGAGGTATCCCCAACAGTTCTGAAGACGTCAAGCAAGCTCACGCAGCGGCTGTCGAGAGCTATATAGAAAAGCACGTGGGAATAGATATGGACGGCACCTTCCGCGATGCAGGGGAGATGGGCACTATGCCTTTCGTTAGGACTTTAGAAGATTGGGCCCGCTTTGACATAAGCAATCGCACTTCTTTTGACGCTACTATCAGCAGTGGTCTTGCGATTATGGCAAACCAAAAGCACCTGTATACTCCTCAAGAACAGAAGAGTTCAATAAGTATTACCTTGCCTAAGTATAACAATCGTGGGTTTCGTAGTGAATTGCTGGACTAAATGAAGGACGTCAAGGTGAACATCTCTACTGCTGGTTTTCCCAGTCAGTTTGTTTCTGACGCGGAAAAAGCCAGCGATGATTACGGCTTGATGGTCGGGCAAGCCATTCAATACGAGTGGTTTAAGAAAGATGGAAACCAGTGTCGGTTCTACAACCAGTGGCGCGACTTCAACCGTCTGCGCCTGTATGCCCGTGGCGAGCAGAGCGTATCCAAGTACAAGAACGAGCTTGCCGTAGACGGCGACCTTTCGTATTTGAATTTGGACTGGACTCCGGTGCCCATCTTGCCTAAGTTCATTGATATCGTAGTCAACGGCTTGTCGGAGCGCATCTTCAAGGTCAAGGCTTACGCGCAAGACGCTTTGTCTCAGGCCAAGCGCAGCAAGTATCAGGATATGATTGAGGGGCAGATGGTAGCCAAGCCTGTCTTGGACATCATCCAGCAAAAGACTGGCGTCGACCCGTTCACTATGAACCCTGACGACCTGCCTAGCACCGACGAAGAGTTGCAGGTATATATGCAGCTCAACTACAAGCCTGCCATTGAGATTGCTGAGGAGGAAGCCATCAATACTATCCTCGAAGAAAACCACTACTCGGACTTGCGGAAGCGCATGGACTACGACCTCGCCGTTTTAGGCATCAGTGTCGCCAAGCACGAGTTTTTGCCGGGTGCGGGTGTAGAGCTTTCGTATGTGGACCCTGCCAACGTGGTATATAGCTACACGGAAGACCCATACTTCAAGGACTGCTTCTACTGGGGTGAGGTTAAGACCCTCCCTATCACGGAGCTAATGAAAATCGACCCCAGCCTCACCAACGAGGACTTGGAGGAGATTAGCAAATACAGTCAGAGTTGGTACGACTACTATAACGTGGCTCAGTTCTACGAGAACGATATGTTCTATCGTGACGTAGCTACGTTGATGTACTTCAACTACAAGACGACCAAGAAGATTGTATACAAGCGTAAGAAGCTTGACGGCGACGGTGCCCGGATGATTGAAAAGGACGACCAGTTCAATCCGCCGGAGGAGATGATGGAGGAGGGCAACTTCGAAAAGGTTGAAAAGACCATCGACGTCTGGTACGAGGGCATCATGGTTATGGGCACAAACATCTTGCTCAAGTGGGAGGTGGCAGAGAACATGGTTCGCCCTAAGTCTGCCAGCCAGCATGCGCTCCCCAACTACGTGGCTACAGCACCACGTATGTACAAGGGTGTCATCGAGTCTCTCACTCGGCGCATGATTCCTTTCGCCGACCTCATACAAATCACGCACCTCAAGCTCCAGCAGGTTATCTCTCGCACTGTTCCTGACGGCGTTTATATCGACGCTGACGGCCTCAACGAGGTCGACCTAGGGACGGGCAACGCATACAACCCGGAAGACGCTCTACGGCTCTATTTCCAAACGGGTAGCGTTATCGGAAGGTCATACACTCAGGACGGGGATTACAATCAGGGCAAGGTTCCTATCCAAGAGCTCAACAGCAACAGTGGTGCTGCGAAGACGCAGATGTTGATTGGCAATATGAATCACTATCTGCAAATGATTCGTGACGTTACGGGCCTGAACGAGGCTCGCGACGGCAGCACTCCCGACCCTCGTGGCTTGGTGGGCTTGCAGAAGTTGGCCGCGGCGAACAGCAACACGGCTACGCGACACATTCTTGACGGCAGCGTATATATGTTCCGTACTCTGGCTGAGGCTTTGACATACCGCGTTAGCGACATCCTTGAGTACGCAGATTTTAAGGACGAGTTTGTAAACCAGATTGGTAAGTACAACGTCAGTATTCTAAAGGAGATTAACGAGTTGTATATCTACGACTTCGGCATCTTCATTGAGATTAGTCCTGACGAGGAGCAGCGTGCGCAGCTCGAGGCCAATATCCAAATGGCTTTGAGCAAGGGTGGTATAGACCTTGAGGACGCCATCGATATCCGTGAGATTAAGAACCTGAAGCTGGCCAACCAGCTCTTGAAGATTAAGCGTATTGCTAAGCAAGAGGAGGAGCGGCAGTTCCAACTTCAGCAGCAGCAGATGCAGGCCCAGAACAACATGCAATCACAGCAGATGGCTGCGCAGACGGCCATGCAAAAGATTCAAGCTGAGGGCCAGAGCAAGATGCAGGTCAAGCAGGCGGAGATTGCATTTGAGATTGAGAAGATGCAGGCCGAGGCACAGCTCAAGGCACAGCTTATGGAGCGGGAGTTCCAGTACCAGATGCAAATCGCGGGCGTACAAGAGCAGGGGCTACAGTCTCGCGAGGACCGTCGCGAAGTCGCTAAAGCCAGTCGTATTAGTCAACAAAATACTGAGCAGAGCAAGCTTATCGACCAACGAAAGAACAACTTGCCTCCAATTAATTTCGAGTCGAATGAAGACAGCTTGGACGGCTTCGACTTGGCAGAATTTAGTCCGAGATAAATAATATAATTTTACACTAATGGAAATTAAAGTCCGTGAAGTTAGCGAGGTAGAATCCAAATCTACCCAAGAGGTAGAACAGGAACTTCTACAAAAGCATGAGGCGGAAGTAAACGGCGAAACTACCGAAGAGCAGCCAGCCCCAGAGGAAGAGCCTAAAGGTCTTTCTGAGGAAGAGGTGCGTTCTTTTTTGAGTGAGCGTTACGGTCGGGAAATTAATTCTCTTGACGAGCTGGCCGAGGCGCGTTCCGAGGCTCCTGAGTTGCCCGAAGATGTAGCCGCTTACTACAAGTTTAAGCAAGAGACCGGTCGCGGTCTAAACGATTTTATGAAGGTGAATCGCAACCTCGACGAGGCTGACGGCGACACCTTGCTAAAGGAATACTTCCTGATTACTGAAGACGGCCTCGATGCTGAGGACGTGGAGATGATGATGGATGATTACAAGTTTGATGCAGACCTAGATGACGAGTCTGATATCAAGAAGGCCAAATTGGCCAAAAAGAAAGCTGTTGCTAAAGCGAAGAAATACTTCGAAGAGCAAAAGGAGAAGTATCAGGCACCTCTTGAGTCAAGGGGTGTCGGGTCTCTGGAGGACTCTGAGGAATACCAAGCTTATAAGCAATATGTTGAGCAGGCGAAGACGCACCAAGAGGAACAGAGACGCAGGAAAGACTGGTTCGACGAGAAGACCAATGAAGTTTTTTCAGATGGATTCAAAGGTTTTGAGTTCAGTATCGACGACAAATCCTACGTGTATACTCCCGGTGACCGCACTGAATTGAAGAAGCTCCAACGGACTCCAGAAGCTTGGTTAAACAAGTATCTGGATGACAAGGGCCTCGTCAAAGACGCTGCGGGATACCATAAGTCTTTGGCTGTCGCCATGAATCCCGAGAAGTTTGCCCAGTTCTTTTATGAGCAAGGGAAAGCTAATGCCGTGGATGATGTCATGCGCAAGACAAAAAACATAAACATGTCTGAGCGTTCGGCGCCGCAAACCACGACGAAGGGAGGATTGAAAATACGAGCCATCAGTCAGGACTCTGGCCGAGGGCTCAAAATCAAGAGCGCACGTCGTTCTTCCTAACCTTTTGACAAACAGAAAACATGGCAGGTTCAGTACAAGCCACCCCGGGGTTCGATTTACAACCCAGCGCAGAGCGCGTTGCTCTCGCAACCAATTACATCACCAACTTCGACTTCCTCAATCAGTATCTCCCCGATACTTATGAGAAGGAGTTCGAGCGTTATGGCAACCGGACTGTGTCTGGCTTCCTTCGCATGGTTGGTGCCGAGATGCCCACCAACTCCGACATGATTAAGTGGGCGGAGCAAGGTCGTCTCCACACCAAGTACACCAACTGCACGTCGGGTGCCAATGCGGCGCAAGACACAGCTACGTGGACGGTGAACGACACCCTCAACCCCGGCACTGGCGGCATCGCCATCCGCAAGGGTCAGACGGTGTTCATCACGGATAACACTGCGGCCAGTGGTCTCAGCAACAAAGCTGTTGTTACCGACGTCGATTACGCTAACGGCACTTTTGACGTTGCGTACTACGAAGGTGGCGGTCAGACTATGGCTGCTGCGACGGCTTGCACCGTTATGATTTATGGCTCTGAGTTCAAGAAGGGCGAGCTAGGCATGGAGAACTCTCTCGAAGCCGACGACCTCATCTTCGACAACAAGCCTATCATCTTGAAGGACAAGTACGAGGTGTCAGGTTCTGACATGGCTCAGATTGGATGGATTGAGGTGACCACGGAGAACGGTGCTACCGGATACTTGTGGTACATGAAGTCCGAGCACGAGACCCGTCTCCGCTTTGACGACTACCTCGAGACAGCTATGATTGAGGCCGTGCCTGCTGGCGTGGGCTCTGGTGCTGCTGCTGCACTCGGTGTTCCAAACGCTACTGCTGGCTCCCTCCAAGGCGCTGGTTCCGAGGGTATCTTCTACGCTGTAGAGACTCGCGGAAACCTCTGGTCTGGCGGTATCCCCTCAGCTTTGGCTGACTTCGATGCTGTTATCAGCCGCTTGGATAAGCAGGGGGCTATTGAGGAGAACGTTATCTTCGTGAATCGTGACATGAGCTTCGATATCGACGACATGTTGGCTGCACAGAACAGCTACGGTGGCGGCGGTACTAGCTACGGTCTCTTCGACAACGACGAGCAGATGGCGCTCAACCTTGGTTTCACAGGCTTCCGCCGTGGTTACGACTTCTACAAGTCTGACTGGAAGTACCTGAACGACCCAACTATGCGCGGTGGCCTCACCAATGGTGTTGTCAACGGCTTGCTGGTTCCTGCTGGAAGCACCACGGTTTATGACCAAGTGCTCGGTAAGAACGCCAAGCGTCCGTTCCTGCACGTCCGTTACCGCGCAAGCGAAACCGAAGACCGTCGCTACAAGACGTGGATTACGGGTTCTGCTGGAGGCGCTCGCACGAGCTCTCTGGACGCCATGGAAGTCCACTTCCTCTCGGAGCGAGCTGTTTGCGTCATGGGCGCCAACAACTTCTTCTTGTTCCAAGACTGATTGTGAATCGGGTATGGGGGGCGCAATGGGCGTCCCCCCTATCCACCCCTAATTAAAATAAACATGAGTACAGATAAGACTTACCGCCTGCTCCGAGGGCAGGCCCCCCTTTCTTTTATGATTCCCGGTCGCAGCACCACTCGTAAACCTCTTCTGTATTGGGATGAGGAAAAGGGTGAGAACCGCGTGCTACGCTACGCTCGAAACCAAAGGAGCCCTTTTGAAGATGAGCAGGACGGGAACGCTATCGTAGAGCCCATCGTCTTTGAGGACGGTATGCTCCACGTCCCCAAGACTAACCCGGTTTTGCAGCAGTTCCTTGCCCATCACCCGTTTAATGGCGCTCATTTTGAGGAGGTCAACCTCGAGCGCGATGCTGAGGCCGAGGTAGAGCAATTGAATATGGAAGTCGACGCACTCATCGAGTGTAAGGCTTTGACGCTAGACCAGCTCGAAACCATGTCTCGCGTTATGCTTGGCGTAGACCCCAGCAAGTACACTACGGCGGAGTTGCGACGAGATATGCTGGTTTCTGTACGCCGCGACCCCGAGCACTTCCTGACTTTGGTCAACGACCCCGACGTGAAGTTGCAGGGGCAGGTGCAGCGGTTCTTCGACGAGAACCTCCTTTCCTTCCGTCGCAACAAGACAGAGATTTGGTACAATGGGCCTAACAACAAGAAGAAGCTTGTTACCATTCCACACGGCCAAGACTACCTGTCGGTTGCGATTTCATATCTACTTAGCGAAGAGGGCCTTGAGCACCTCCGCGCTCTCGAGGCCATGACCTCAGATTGAGTCTCTCATACTACCAGAAAAGAGTCACCTTCGGGTGGCTTTTTTTTTGGAACTTCATGTCATGAAGCGTTGGCTCCTATTACTCTACTTCCCTCTTTCTTCTTATGCTCAATGTGACCTTGAGCTCCTTGACTTTGATGTAGTCGCGGGCACTGTTACTGTTGCTTTCAACAACACTGAAAACTGTGGTGGTACGGCTGGTCCTGACGGTATAGCAGAAATACAGTTTGGTTTCCAAGCTTTAGATAACGACTGCAATGCCATCAATGCAGGGTGGGACTTCCCGTCTGGATTTTCTATTTCTGACGGCTCTGCCCATCCCGGTTGGATATACTCAGCCACTACTTCGGAAAGCTCTAACAATTGGACAAACCTGTATGACGATGCGATAGACGCCCCGTATTACACTGGAGACACTGTCGTCTTTCCCATATACAACTCGTATCAAAGCGACTGTGTTGACGGCCCTTATGCTGCGCAGTTGTATTGCAATGTCGAGGGCTGCATACAGCACTGGCTTAGCCTTGGCTTGAGCATACAGGTTGTGATATGGCAAATCAGCTTTGGTCCAACTATGTACGCTGAAGACGGTGGTTGGGCTGAGGTCGGCGCCAACGGCGACGGTTCAAGTTGGGGTTCTGGGGTTTATGACGACGAAAACTTTGAAGACAATTGGCTTGTAGTAGGCGGTTGTGGCGAACCCCTGCCTGAGGTTATCGTAGACACGGTTTACATAGAGCTGCCCCCAGACACCGTCATCGTTCTAGAGTACGACACCACGTATATCTACGTCACGGACACTGTTGTAGAGTACGATACGGCGTATGTGCAACTACCGCCTATCACAGTGTATGACACTATTATTGTCCCTATAAACTGGTATTTCTACGACACCACGTACGTAACGATTGTAGACACTGTTATCATTGAGGTGGACTGCGTTACTGGCGAAGAGTGTTTAGAGGCCATAGAGTGCCCCGTATACATCCCCAACAGCTTTACTCCGGACAACGATGGAGTCAATGATTCGTGGCGCGTGGTGGCGACAGAAGACTGCTGGAATAATGTTGAGATTAGCGTTTACTCTCGATGGGGCGATATGGTTTGGCTTTCCAACTCATTAGAAGAGCAGTGGGACGGGGGCTACACCCGTGCTATGGTTCGCGACGACGTGTACAGCTACCGCTTTATTGCTAGGAATAAGTACACCTATCAGTGGGTAGAGCGCCTTGGTCACATAGTGGTGCTGAGATAGTTATCTTTAGAGGATGATTAACTCGGTCCGTGACACCGTACTGTCCATACTCAACAAGAACAACTACGGATACATTTCTCCTTCGGACTTCAACCTGTTTGCCAAGCAGGCGCAGCTAGAGATTTTCGGGGGGTACGCTACCGACCTCAACAAGGTCATCAACGCTGAGAACGCTCGCATGTCGGGTACGGAATACGCCGACCTCAACAAGGGCGTTCGCGAAGACATCGACATTTTTTCTCGCACGGCTACGCTCACTCAGGATGCCGCCAATGCGTACTTCACTCCTAGCGTCACCACTACAAGCGACGACTACTATTTGCTAAATAAGGTTTTGGCTGGTGGCGTAGAGGCGGAGCCAGTGCACCACAGCAAGATTACTTTGCTCAACGCGAGCCCGCTTACGGCGCCTTCGGTTCAGTACCCTGCGTATACTTTGGATACGGGCACGGGAGGGGCTCAGGTAGCCACTATCTACCCTGCCACCATCACCGGCGCCAACGATGTAGTGTGTCAATACATCCGTTACCCTAAAGACCCGAAGTGGACGTTTAGTGTTTTGACCAACGGCGAGCCCGTGTTCAACCAAAGCCTACCCGACTATCAAGACTTCGAGGTACCCATCGACGATGAGCCACGCCTCATATACCGCATTTTGCAATTGGCTGGCATGAGCATCCGCGAGGGTGACGTATACCAGTTTGCTAACGCTGAAGAAGCCCAACAGTAATGCCATACCTATCAGACTACGCGTATTACGAAAACGACGGCAACGCACCAGAAGATGCTAACTGGGGTAGCTACCAGTACGTTACGCTCCAAGATATTGTAACCAACTATCAGCTCATGTATATGGGCAATCACTCGTTGGTCAATAACGAAGAGCGTTACAAGGTTTTGTTCCACGCCAAGAGAGCGATTCAAGAGTTGAACTACGATGCGTTTAAGGAGATTAAAATCCTTGAGCTCAACGTATGTGACCAACTGCGTTTCATCCTGCCTTCCGACTACGTCAACTGGGTTCGAATTAGCTTGTACAAGGATGGCGTTTTACGCCCCTTAACAGAAAACATTCAGACTACATTCAGCGCAGCTTATTTGCAGGACAACGACTGCCGCATCTTGTTTGACGAGAACGGAAACGCGCTGAGGCCAGAAAACTCTACTCTTGATTTCGACCGTATCAAGGGCACCAAGAAGAGTATCTACTTGAACGGAGACAGTCAATTCGATGGGCATCTAGGTCATTGCTGCGACGGCTATTGGTATTTCGATTATGCCATCGGTGCTCGGTACGGCTTGAACACGGAGACGGCAAACGCTAACCCAACGTTTGGTATCGACAGGAAGGGTGGCGTCATTAACTTCAGTTCTGACGTAGCGGGGGAGTTGGTCATACTCGAGTACGTTAGCGACGGCATGGAGGGAGGCGACAATACGGCCATCACGGTCAACAAGCTCTTCGAGGACTACGTCTATGCCTATATCAACTACGCCATCCTAGACGCGAAGTTGGGGGTGCAGGAGTACATCGTAAACAGAGCGAAGAAAAAGAAGAGCGCCTTATTGCGCAACGCGAAGATTCGCATCAGCAACATCCATCCGGGACGGTTGCTTATGAACCTCCGTGGCCGAGACAAGTGGATTAAGTAATGGCAAATCTGGTAAGGAACTTCATCAAGGGCCGGATGAACAAGAGCGTCGACGAGCGCCTTGTTCCAGACGGTGAGTATATCGATGCTCTAAATATTCGCATGGGCTCTACCGAGGATTCTGAAATCGGTACGGTAGAAAACACCAAGGGTAACACCCAGCTTACCACTCTAGTATACCCCCCTACGGGAGCAGCTTTGAGTGCTCAAGCCACGTGCATCGGGGCTTACAGCGACGGCGCCAACGAGACCATGTACTGGTTCGTTCACGACCCGGCTTTCACTTTGGTGCCTGCGGTAGGGAAACTCGACCTTATCGTCTCGTACAACATGCGCAGCGACCTGCTGACATATCATGTGGTCAGCATCGACGACCCTTCTACAACCGGAACTACTACTCTTAATTTCGACCCGCAGCACTTGATTACTGGCGTGGACTTGGTTGACGGGCTGCTGTTCTTTACCGACGATTTCAACCCTCCTCGCCGAATCAACGTAGCCACGGCGTACCCGCTTCCAGTGGCGAACTTAGACAGCGGGGTATTAGGCGATGATATCCTTGTTATTAAAGCACCTCCTTTAGAGGCCCCTGTAGTTACTGCTGTAGATGTTGACTCTCGTGAAGATTATATGGAGGACCGCCTCCTGTGCTTTGGTTACCGGTGGGAGTATGCCAACAACGAATACTCGGCTACGTCACAGTTTAGTGCTCCGATATTCGAAAGCAAGCCGTTTGCGTTTAGCCAAGAAGACTACCTAAATGTAGGTATGGAGAATTCCATTCAGGCATGCAACGTGACAGTGCGCACTGGAAGTTCTTTGGTGAAAGGTATTGACATCTTGTTTAAGGAGATGGACGACTCCATCATCCGAGTAATTCAAAAAGTAAACAAGGCCAATTCTGCTTTAACAGACAACTCCGATTATGTAATTCAGTTCAGTAAGCAGCAAATTTTCACCATCCTTCCGGAGAGTGAGATTCTACGGCTGTATGACAACGTACCTAGGCTGGCAAAGGCACAGACCCTGATGGGTAACCGGATTATATATGGCAACTATCTCGAAGGGTACAACCTTATCAATAAGGATGAACTGCGCGTAAGGGTAGGCTTCAGCGCTACATTACTACAGACCCCTCTTGACAACGACAACCCGGCTGTAGAAACACCTGAGGTTTATTCGGCTACTAGCCTTCACAGCAATCGAAACTATGAAGTCGGCATTATATACATGGACGAGTATGGGCGCTCTAGTACGGTTCTTACAGCACCCAATAACAAGGTCGAGGTTGATTGCGGTCAGTCAATATTTCAGAATCAGATTCGGGTTACCATTCCCACTCTTATGTCGCCGCCTGAGTGGGCCGTTCAATACAAGTTGGCCATCAAGTCTGACGCAGACCTTTACGAGACTATTTACACAAATCAGAACTTTGAGTTCCCAGCTAGCTCCGGCGATGTGTACTTCCTTCTTGAAGGCGAGAACGCAGCTAAAGTTGAAAAGGGTGACGACCTGATTGTAAAGAGGGACACTTCTGGTGCCGTTACGTCTTGTATTTCTGCTAACGTACTGGAGAAAAAGGCTTACGCGGTAGGGGAGTTCGATGACTCTACGCCCAGCGCCTTGGTGCCTGCCGTTGCTGGTACGTATATGAAAATGCGGCCTGACTTTTCTTTTGGTCCAACTGAAAACCCCGCAGGCACAACACTAAATAATGTGAGCCCCGGGAAGCAGTCTGCCGGAACAAATGGGGGCAACGACCAGTGCACTGAAAATGGGGCGTCTAATGCGGGCGACTTTCCGTATTTGGTCTACACTGGCTTCGACTCCGATAGTATTCCTCAAGGCACTCGAATCCGACTGACTATGAGTTTTACTCGTCAAGGTCGAGGCGACGCCGCGTGCGAAACTAGAACCTTGGACTTTGACCACACATGGGTGGCCGACGCTACGTACACCGATATCGTCGCGTGGTTCTATGGAGACCCTAACGTTACTGCGGTTATAGAAGCCGCATCCGGTGTATCTGGCGACCCTGCCGCAGCGGCGCCGACAAATCAGGTTGAGCCCTCAAACAGTAGCAGCGCATCTAATTTTGCAGTCAACGGGAACCTGCTTATTAACAAGGTTTTCTTCAACACTGCCGCTACTAATCCTAGATTTGTAGCAATCGGAACCGAGAAGTGTGACGGCTTGCTTGGCTCTGGGAGTAGCCCCAATCGCCGCTCACGAGTTGATGCAGAATGGACCATCACGAGAGCTACTGACGTGGTTGCTTTCGAAACTGAACCGACGCCAGCGTTACCCAACCTGTGGTATGAGTCTAGCGCTTCATATCAAATTGACCGGCAAAACGGTCTACACTTTGGAAATGTACAGAACCAAACGAATGCTCAGCCAGCTATTGTTGACACCGCGTTCTTCAACTGCATCAGCTATGGCAATGGCGTTGAGAGCTACAAGATTCGAGACTCCGTAAAAGGAAAGCCTATTACGTTGGGCAACCGTGCTCTTTCAAACACTGAGGAGGAGTTCTCTGAAGTACGCCGGTTTGCCGACCTGACATATAGCGGAGTTATCAATGACGAAACGAATGTCAATAAGCTAAATGAGTTCAACCTTGGGTTGCTGAACTTCAAGCCCTTAGAGGATTTATATGGGCCTGTAGAGAAACTGTTTGGTAGACGAACTGATATCCTCACGCTGCAAGAGGATAAGATTAGCTACGTCTTGGCGGGTAAGAACCTACTTACCGACGCTACTGGTGAGAGTGTTGTTACTTCTGTTCCTGAGGTTCTAGGAACGCAAGTGGCTAGGACTGAGGACTTTGGCATTAGTAACAACCCCGAGAGCTTTGCTGAGTGGGGGCCTCATAAATTCTTTACCGACGCCAAGCGTGGAGCAGTTATACATCTGTTCGGCGACGGTCAAAATGAGAATCTCGAGGTCATCAGCGAAAAGGGGATGCGCGGGTGGTTCCGCGACGAGTTTATCTCTGGCTTCAACACTCAAAAGCTGGGAGGTTACGACCCCTATATGAACGAGTATGTTCTGGCTAGTAACGATGTCTTCCTACCCGGTCAAGAGGATTGTATTGAGTGCAATACAGTGCAGACGTTTTTGCTTACGGCAGCGGAACAATCGTTCTGTGTGAATTTAGGTAGCGAAGTAGGACCGGTATCTATCAGCTATGTCATCGTATCTGCTGACGACGCCGACACGGCCACTATCTCTACCACATACCCTAACGAGACGACTACGACTCCCGTTGTCTCGGCACCCATCAGTAATAGTTCTCAGCCTGCTATCGCAGACGTGAACAAGAACTCGATTACGGACAATACGGTTAAGGTTGACCTTAACTACACGGGCACAAAGCGGTTTGTATTGCAGGTTCAGGTCAAGTGTCCTCAGGCACAAGGGATGAACGTCCGCCTCATTACAGTCAATCGCAATGTTGACTCAAGGAAGTCTATTCACAGTGAGTTCCAGTGGGAGGACGGAATCTTTGTTTCTCCTCTCAGCAGTACCGCCGTTACGTTCCAGCCGGGCACCGACCCCGTCATCTCTAACTGGCAGGACTACACTGTGAATCAGGGCAGTAACCTTGGCCCCACCGACGGAAGCACGGTGAATATGATTTACAACCGTATTAATCCGGATAACTATATCCTTCGACCGGTAGATAGATTTAGATTTTTGCGGACATCTACAAACTACACTCAGACAGATATAGCAACTATCATCAGTCTTTCAACGGCGATTGTACCGGTGGGAGCAGACCGTGAATACAAGGCTTCATTTACGGTTCCTTCTTCTGGGTCATACTTGTATCTAATCTGGGATTATTCGTCTCCATAATGCCTAACTACACTCTGACATACAGCCCGCCTGCTGAGGGGTGGCCTTCGTTCTACTCCTTCGAACCTGAGTGGATTCAGGGCATGAACCAATACCTCTATACGTTCAGTGGCGGCAATATCTTCCGCCACAATACCAACGAGGTGCGCAACAACTTCTATGGTCTCCCCGTGGACGGGGAGGGTAATCCTGCGGCATACCCCAGCATCTTGAAGAGTGTCTTCAACGACCAGCCCATCGAAAACAAGATTTTCAAGACGCTGCAACTGGAGGGCAACAAGCCTTGGGCGGCTGCCATGAGCAGCGACCAGCAGGACGGGAGGTTCATCAACGCTGAATACTTCGAGAAAAAGGAAGGTGACTTCTTCGCGTTTGTACGCACCGCAAACAACAACCCTGCTGAGCCTGACGACTACGCCTTGCGCTCACTCAATGGCATTGGTCAAAGCACCACCGTTGTCGGCAACGTCGTCAACTTCCCGCTCACGGTTAGTATCGGCAGTGTGCTTAGTGTGGGAGACTCGTTCTACTTCTCCCCGCCCCCGTATACTGCCATCACCTTCGCTGGCTTCGTAACCAACATCGAGGTCGATATCCCCAACGGTATCAACCGCGTTACGCACGATGGAAGCGGCGCTGCACCCGGCATCAACGACCCGCTTTGGCTGGGCATCAAGAACCAAGTGGCGGAGTCCAACGGCCTGCTCGGACACTACGGTGTCTTTGAGCTCACCAATACGGACACTACTGCTGTGGAGCTGTTTGTGGCACGGTCGGAGGTGATGAAGTCGTATCCCGGCTAATCCGTACTTTTATAGTTGATGGAAGAGATTCTACGCCACGTACATACCGAGAGGGGTTTGCTTTGGGAATCCATTGAGGATTTGCAGCTCGCTCTGGTGGGTTTGAACGAGACTGTAGAGCACCACACCGAAGAGATGCAGGAGCTAATGCCTGTAACACACAAGCTCGAGAACGGCTTGTATACGCGTGAGATTTTCATGCCAGCGGGGCAGCTCGTGGTGAGCTTCATCCACAAGCAGAACCACCCCTCTTTCTTTATGGAGGGGGATATGTCTCTGCTCCTCGACGACGGTACGGTCAAGCGCGTCAAGGCGCCTATGGTGGTGCATACCGAGGTGGGCACGCAGCGCGTGGCTTATATCCATGAGGACACGAAGTGGGCGTGCGTGTATCGCACTGATGCCAAGACCATTGAAGAGGCGGAGAAAGAGGTGTATACTATGGACTTCCGGGAGCTTCCGGAGGCCGTAATCCAAAAGAAATTATGTCAGGAGTAATTCTAGCTACAGCTATCGGAGGGACTGCCGTTGGTACCGGAGCTCTGGTAGCCGCCGGTATCGGCGCGGGCACAACCCTGTATGGGGGAGCAAAGTCTTTCAGCGATGCCAACAAGGCGCGTAAACGTGGCGAGGCCGCGCAGCGGGACCTACTGAAGAGTATGGAAGAGGCTAAGCGACGTATCGACGTCAATGCCTACGAGCAGTTGTCTATCCCCAAGGAGCCATTCGAGCTTATGCGTGAGGCTTCACTGGTGCAGGGGGCCACAGGTATGCAGGCCGGTGTAGAGGGTGACCAACGTGGCTCAGCAGCTACGGCAGGACGGATACAGATGGCTCAGCAAGCTCAGCAGGCCGGCATCCGCTCTGCCATGGGTGAGCAGATGATGGCCATCGACAAGCTCGTAGCTCAGGACGACGCACGTATCCAACAGCAATTGGCGGGCATCGCTATGGAAGAGGCGGCGGGAGCTCAAGCCGCTATCCGCGACGCGGAAGAGGACCGGGCAGCGTACATCGAACAAGGAGTCGGCACTCTGGGCAGTATCGCCGAGGGGTTGAGCACGAATTACGCGGAGGGGAACTTCGGTCAGGCTCGACAAGGCAACGCAGACTTGCGTCAGAGTGAGGGAGTAGCTTCACCGGACACCCGTGTGGGGCGGCGGCAGATGCGTCAGAGCCGGAGTCAGCCGCCTAAGTATGGTGACGATTTTGGCTTCGACCAACAGTTTGATATTACGGCTCCCGACCCTTACGTCCCCCCGGGCATGACCAACCGAGAGTTGAACCAAGCCCGCCGTGGTGAGCGTCAAGCCCTCAACCAGCAGCGCCGCAACCTCGGTATTTCTCGCGATGAGTTTGCTCGTCGCCGTGCCGAAGCGGAGGCTTTCGTTCCACGTGCGCAGGAGCGCCCTTCCGGGCGGAGAGTCATGCGTGAAGACCTCGCCCCCGCGAATAGGGTAGGAAGTGTTTTTGGAAACCCAAACATCCCGGATGATTTCGGGCCTTACGCAAGGAACACGATGACCATGTATAGAGGGTTTTCTGAAATGCCTACTGGTCCGCGCCCGTTGCCTCCGGGACCGCCTAATCTCGGACAGTACTCTGGCCTTGGCTTCCCGTCATACTTGATGTACGAATGAGCTATTTCAAGTACGCCGAACGGTCCTCGGAATCTCGGGTAGACTGGAATGAGATTAGCAAGGGCATGGTCGACATGCTCAAGGAGCAGACGCGCCTTCGCAACGAGAAGCTCGACGAGGCGGTAAAGCTCCAAGGCGAAGTCACGACCACCCTGTCCGAGGCCCCGATGGGGTCCGACGTGAATGCCAACCAGAGAGTGGCTGAGTTTGCGGCTGACGCGCAGGAGTACTCGCTCATGATGAACAAGCTGTGGCGTAGCGGGCAGATGAGCTACCGGGAGTACATGGCTGCGACCAACAACTTCAAGACCAATACCGAGGGATACCTCAGTCAGGCCGAGAAGTACGCTGCCAACTACGAGAAGCATATGAAGCGGATGGAGGAGCAGATTGCCTCTGGCGTAGAGGTTTCTGAGCTGGCCCGCGTAGAGGACTTCGGCAACTTCAGCAAGTTCACTCCCGTTATCGACGCGCCTACAGGCGCTATTGGATTGGTGGGAGAAGACGGAACCAAGTTCGCCAGCATGACTCAGCTTGGCGTAGCCGTTATGTCTCAGTACGATAGGCTCGATGTAAACGGTGCCACCACCGAGGTCGCAGGGCAGATGGGCACTACGGTTAAGGTTCTCAAGCGCGGAGGCGTTCGGACTTTGAAGAGCGCATTGCAGAACAAAGATTACATCGCTGCCGAGGACGAAGCCATAAGTGGCATACTTGTTGGCGACAACGCCCACACATCCGTTTTGGTCGATTACGACAGGGGTGCATACAGCACGACCCACGACATCAACGACGCCATCAACGACCCCAACGCCATCCTTATGGTCCCTAGCTCTAGGAATCCAAACAGGATGATTGGTGCTGTCGAAGACGATGCTGCCTTTGATAGGTACATCGACGAGCAAGCCACCCGAGACGGTCAACCCCTTACCGATGGGGAGAAGGCTATCCTCCGTCGCCACCGTGACGCGCAGCAAGAGCGTTCTGTGGAGGCTGTCCGTGAGCAGCTCCGTGCCCGACTCGATTGGGAGGAGACCCCGACGGCGGATGTGACTCCGAAGCCGCCGAGCGCAGAAGAGAGCAGAAAGGCTCAGCGTACCGTCGACGTGGTAAACAATATTCGAAAGTTGCACTCCTTGAAGGAGGGCGAGTCAGAGGAGGACGTTAGCGCTGCCGTGAGCTATATCCAGCAGCTCAACCCCAACGTCCGCAAGATTGATTTGCGTGAAGATGAGATTGTCATCCGCATGAAGGACGGGGACTTAATTCCCATTACCAAGGGCGACCAAGCTGACCTTTTTGTGGAGTCTATCATCAATGCGGTGTACAAGGACAGGGCAGTCAACCTACCCGACGCACTCAAGAAAGCGGGCGTATATGACGAGGGGTTGACTCGCCATGGCTTTGGGGTCATCGCTGGCCTCGACGAGACTGTCGGATATGACGACGAGATTGAGGTTGGTGTCGAGGGGGTGCTAAAGAAGTCTAGCCCACGTGCTCAATACGAACTGCGAACGCAAGGGGTTGGTCAAGATGACGAGGGTCAAGACCAAGTTGCGGCAGCGGCAGTAGATGCTCTGAGCCGCATGAACTTCAGCGGTGTAGACGTTGAGATTATTCAGGACATAGACCGCCCCGGGCTCCAGCTCTTGGACACTGAGATGAACCTCATCAAATACTTCATCCCGGATGTGATGCCGTACCAAGTGTTCATCCCTGATACCAATGCCGCTGGCATTGTAGGTCAGCTTATCGAGATGGCCGATATTGCTCGTAGCGAAAACCGTGAAATTACGGTAGAGGAGTTGCAGTCTATCCTTGGTCCAGAGAACTACAAGAACTTCAACACTCAGGAGATGCGAAACGCTTACCCGGCTGCTGCGGCGCAAGTAGCAAACCCTAACACAACATCAGGAACCGCATCAGGAGGTAACGTACGGCAATGAACGAAGAGCAGGTACTCAAGGATTTTATTGCGACCGCGCAGGCCAATAATTATAACTACGATGTGGTCATGCCCAAGTTCCCCGAGCTTGAGGGGTATGACCTTCAGTTGCTCAAGGATTATATCGCTACGGCTGAGGCCAACGAGTATGACTATGGGGTAGTAAACCCCAAGTTCCCCGAGCTATTCGACGATAAAAAAAAAGACGATACGGAATCTGTATCGGAGGTTGGTTCATTGGAGCCACCCGTTGTTGAAGAGACTGTCGTTGTTGAGGAGGTCCCAGTCGTTGAGGAGGAGCAGCCCCGCACTGAGGCGGACACCTTCTTCGACATGGCTTTGGAGGCGGTTACGCCCGAGCTGATTGACCGACCTGACGACCGTGATACCGCTATGGAACTCAATAAGCTCCTTGGCGCCTACGGGTTTACGTTTGAGACAACGCCTTTTGACTTTAATGACAGGGTTAATGTAAAAGCGGCAAACGGGCAAGAGATTAGCATCAACCTCGACCCTATCCTCGATATCGGTCGAGACAAGGAGGCGCGCCGGCTCCGGAACTTCATTGTCGAAAACCGCAAGGAATCAGAAAACATTGCCCGTCAAGCTGACGATTATCAAGAGGCCAAGCTTCAGTTTGCAAACCAAAGGCAGATTGATGAGAACGTAGCTCGTTTGAATGAGGAGGCTAATGACTTCCAGCAATTCCAGCGCGACGTAGAACAGGCGGCGCTAGACATTCAAAAGAAGCACGCTGGTCTCAACAAATACACCGAGGAGTACTTGCGTGCCAACCCCGAGGAGTACGACGAATACAAGGCTCAATACGATGCTTACGCAGCCGACATGGCTGGCCTTGAAGACTTACAGGGTCAGCTTCAGCGGCGCAGCCAAGAGCTGCTGTATGCCAACCAAGAAATCAATCGTGCCGCAGGAGAATATCTTGAGGTACAAGGCGGTATCTCAACCAACCTTGGTCTCGTAAAGCGAGCCCTTGTTACTGGTGCGGCGCGTATTGCTCGTGGAACAGTTGACCTACTCGTTGATATCGGCACTCCCGGTCGTCGCATCGACATGTTTGCTGAGCGAGACACGGATAGCTACAAGCAACAGTTCATTGAAACTGCTCGCGAAATGGGCGTTGTTGGCATTCCAGAGGAAGGCGCCATGGACTGGGTAGACGGAGTAGGAGACGCTCTTCGCAATGACGTGGAGGTGAAGATGCTCGACGACTACTCTAAGGCCATCAAGTTCGGTGGTGAAGACCTCGAAAAAATGGTGGGCTTTACGCCCGAACAAAAGGAGTTCATCGGAGAGCAGGGTCTGGGTCAGCAGGCATTTGATGGGATGATGTGGGCATTTGGGGAACTGGAGCGTGACCCCACTGCTTTTGAGCTTGCCAAAGAAAACTGGTGGGGCGGAGCCATCCTCGGTGCTTTTGAGTCTGTACCTGCGTTTATTGGTTTGGGCAAGTCCGCCTTTGGAAAACTCATGGGTGCGGGAACGCGCTTGGGGCGCCTGTATACCCAGACCTCCGACCACGTTGACGAGGAATTTCGTAAGGACCCGGAGCTCCGGGACATTAGCGAAAAGGACAAGCTGAAGCTGAAGGTCCCGCTGTCGCTGACGGTAGCCGCCTTGGAGAACGTTGGCTTCAGGAACATGGTGCAGTCGAGGA